GCTGTGCCAAGACTGCATTAGATGAATATCATTTTAATTATCAAAATTTCTTAGAATGGGATTATCATACCAATTTAATATTACAACCAAATGAAGGTGTATTTTTTAGACCATGGTTATTTCATAGCTTAGAAGAAGGATTAATACAAGTATACAGATTAAAAGGAAAGAGTAATGGCTAATATAGGATTTAAGTTACCAACTGGCGAAGATATTGGTGATATGTTAGTACCACGTGATATATTTTCAGAAGGCGGGTTATGGACTTGTGGATATAATTGGTTTGGGCAATTAGGAAATAATGATTTTATATCAAAAGCTAACACAAGTTCTTTAGTACAGACCGTTGCAGGAGGATCTAACTGGAAACAAGTTGCAGCTGGTAATAACCACACTGCTGCAATTAAAACAGATGGTACGTTATGGTTATGTGGATATAATATTAATGGACAAATAGGTGATAATACTACCGTTAATAGAACTAGTCCAGTACAAACCATTGCAGGCGGTACTAATTGGAAACAAGTTGCATGCGGTGGTTGGCATACCGCAGCGATTAAAACTGATGGTACATTATGGATGTGGGGTTATAATGGGTCTGGAAATCTAGGTGATAATACATATACTCAAAAAGCAAGTCCAGTACAAACCATTGCAGGTGGAACTAATTGGAAACAAGTTGCATGTGGTGCAATTCACACCGCAGCAATAAAAACAGATGGTACATTATGGACATGGGGCTATAATTTGTATGGAAATCTAGGTGATAGTACTACGGTATGGAAATCAAGTCCAGTACAAACCATTGCAGGTGGAACTAATTGGAAACAAGTAGCAGCTGGCTATCAACATACCGCAGCAATAAAAACAGATGGTACGTTATGGTTATGGGGACATGGTGGATCTGGAAGATTAGGAGATTCTAATATAACTACAGTTAGAAGCTCACCAGTACAAACCATTGCAGGTGGTACTAATTGGAAACAAGTTTCATGTGGCGGTACACATACTGCAGCAATAAAAACAGATGGTACTTTATGGACTTGGGGTAGCAATTATGTTGGACAATTAGGTGATAGTACTAAAAGATTAACATCTGTTTCTAATAGATCAAGTCCAGTACAGACTGTTGCAGGTGGTACTAATTGGAAACAAGTATCTTGTGGGGGCGAAGATGGTGGGATGAATAATAATTCTACATCAGCAATAAAAACAGATGGCACTCTATGGATTTGGGGTAGCAATACTTTTGGACAATTAGGTGATAGTACTACCAACGATAAATCCGTCCCAATACAAACCATTACAGGCGGTAATAATTGGAAGCAAGTTTCACTGGGAGCTAGACATACCGCAGCAATACAAGACGATATGTAAAAATATTATACATCAATATATACGTATATAAATATTTCAAACAACGAGATATTTATGAACAAACAATATTACTTCATTTCAGGGTTGCCGCGTTCTGGGACAACCCTTCTTTCTACGATTTTAAATCAAAATCCAAAATTTCAAGCATCGATCTCTGGCCCATTAGCTAGATTTACTAGAGCAATTATTGAACAATCATCAGCAATGGGTGGTTACAGACATCAATGTCCAGCTGAAAAACGTAAGAACATAATTCATGGGATATTTGAGAATTACTATGATGATGAAAATAAAGAAGTATTCTTCGACACGAATCGCGGGTGGACACTATTAACGCCATTCTTAAAAGATTTGTATCCAGATACAAAACTTATTATTTGTGTAAGGGATATAAACTGGATATTAGATTCATTCGAACAACTATACAGAAAAAATCCATATGATAAGAATCAAATGATACCGGAAGAATATGCAACTAATGTATATTCACGTTGTGATTATTTAATGAGAGAAGATTCTACGGTTGGATTCGCATATATGGGTTTGAAACAAGCCATTACATCAGATGAAAAAAATATGATAATGCTAATGGAATATGAACAATTGTGTAAAAATCCAGAAGGTATGATGAAAGCAATATATAATTTTATTGGTCAACCATATTATCACCATGATTTTGATAATGTTGAAGCATCTTATGATGAATTTGACGCTGATGTAAATGTGAAAGGATTGCATACTACAAGAAAAAAAGTTCAATGGATTGAAAGACCAACAATATTACCACCCGATATTCAACATAAATTCAGTGGTATGGAGGTATGGAGATGAAAAAAACTATATCATTTGTAACATTGGGTTTACAATTTAATGGAAATTCGTTAGTTGAAAAATCATTAGGTGGTTCAGAATCAGCGATGATTTATCTGGCTAGAGAACTTGCTGCATTAGGAAACGAGGTTACTGTATATTGCGATTGCGATAAACCAGGTTTATATGATAATGTTGAATATAGAAGTTATGAATTATTTAATAATGATGAAAAGTTCCAAACTGATGTGTGTATAGTATCTAGATACACTGAGTTTTTAGCCAAGCCGCTAGATTCTAAACTTAATATTTTATGGACACATGATATTTTTATCGATAATCCACAATTATCGATTTCGGTAGCAGATAAGATATTCTGCTTATCGGAATACCATAAAAAATATTTTCAAGAATCTTATAAGTTGGAAGATGATGCATTTTGGATAACATCTAATGGGTTCGATCAATCGTTAGTATCTGAAATTATACCGTATGAACAAAAGAAAAATAATTATATCTATTCTGCAAGATTTGAAAGAGGGTTGATTAAACTGTTAGAAGATATTTGGCCTAAGATACTTGAAAAAAACCCAGATGCAAAACTTAATATATGTGGCTATCAAAATGCATTAGCTAATTATCAACCAGGTACTACGTTTCATGAAGTATTCAAACACTCTAATGAATTATTGTCGATCTCTAAAAATATAGTAGATCGTGGAACATTGAGTAAACAAGAATATTATAAGTTATTAAATCAATGCGCTTATATGATTTATCCAACCGATTGTCGCGGTGAAACGTCTTGTATTAATGCAATGGAAGCACAGGCATCAGGCTGTTTAGTGATAACAACAGATGATTATGCATTAGCTGAAACAGTTAAATCAAATACAAAAATACCACATGGTGATGATTATGATACTGAATTTCTTGCAATGCTTGATTATTATATCGATGATGTATACGAGCAAGAAGTTATTAAAGCAAAGAATTTAATACAACCATATAATTGGAAAACTGTTGCTAAATCTTGGGATGATAAAATTAATTCACTATTTATTGAAAGAAGTAATAACAATAAGCAAGCAATACTAGATCAGTTGGTTTATTATTCCGATATCGTAGCTGCAAGAGAGATATCCAATGAACAAAAATATATCGATTTAGTTAAAAAAGGAATTAAGGATAATAACATTGATGACACTTATGTTCATAGAGAATATCATCCACCGAGACTAGATGCTATTTTAGATATTATAAAAACTAAAATACCACACTATGATTATAAATTAAGAGTCTTGGATTTAGGATGTCATGATGGCGTTATATCTATTCCATTACTAGAAAAATATGGATTATACATTGATGAACTTACTGCATATGATGGTTGTACCCCTGCATTAGAATATTTAGACAGTAATTATTCTGATAAATTCCCACAACTTAATATCATAAATGATGATGTATTAAATATCAACAACTACACGTTGGATGTTAATGTTGTAATTGTAGGAGAATTATTAGAACATATCGAAGATACTGTAGGATTTTTAGACAACCTAATGACCTTAGTTAAGTCTAATTGTACATTTATATTCACTACTCCAACAGGCCCATGGGACAATGTTGAAGCACATAAAACTATAACTGAACATATTCATCATTTTGAATTAAACGACATAAAAGAAATTTTCAAAGATACTAATATTACTATACATAAATCTTTTAATACTGGAACAGGAAGACGTATGGAAGTTTTAAGTAATTACATTTACACATTTACGGTTGAACCTGACAATATCCCATCATTTTATAAACCAGACTATAATGATAAGTTTATAAAAACCAGACCATACAAAAAAGTATCTGCTAGTATGATTGTTAAAAATGAAGAAAATAATCTTGCAAGATGTTTAAAATCTATATATGATTTAGTAGATGAAATTGTTATTGTCGATACCGGCTCTACTGATGATACTAAACGAATTGCATCAAAATATACTGATAAAATATATGATTATAAATGGGAAGAAGACGATGGGCTAGGAGATTTTTCTAAGGCAAGGAATTATAGTTTAAGTAAATGTACTGGTGATTATATTTTATGGATGGATGCTGATGAAGAACTTATAAATGGTAGACAACTGTTTCAATTTATAGTATCGGATTATTATAACAGTATATTAGTAAAGCAACGTCATTGCATCGTATACGGCGATAACAATGAATATGATCCACCATATCATGATAGACTGTTTAAAAATAACGGAATTTACTTCACTGGAGTAGTACATGAATATCCTACTACAGATGAAGGATGGATAAGTAAATGCTTATTTCAAGATGCAACATTCATTGCCCATTATGGTACTATAAACCGACCTGTTAGACATGAAAAAATAGAAGATAGATATTATGATTTAATCATTAAAAACTATAATCAACGACCTGATTTTGTTATGGCTCAATATTATTATATGGGGTTATTATGTTCTATTACACAAAAACACGGTGATTTATCTAATCTTGACAAAATATTTGATTTATGGTATAATAACTTGTTGCCAACCGAAGATATGTGGTTATTAAGAAATGGCGGGAATTTTATACAATCCTTGTATAAAACGTTATATGCTAATGAAATAATTAACTTACCTAATGGCATTTTAGAAAATAGACAATTTGAAAACGATGGAGGTGTAATATTAGATATCGTTGCCCCTGCACACGAATTTCAAATGTTTTTAGACATATTTTCAAATCTTAAAGTTATAAGATAATGTTAGAATGCGGCAATTGCACAGCATGTTGTGATGGATGGTTAGCAGGTAATTCCCATGGTAATCCCTTTGGAAAAGATAGATCGTGTGTTTTTTTATGTAATAAAGAGTGTACAATTTATAAAACAAGACCTGCTGCTTGTTCCAACTATCAATGTGCATGGTCACAAGGGTTATTTCCATTATGGATGAAACCTACAGAAAGCAATGTTCTTATTTCAATTGAAATTAAGGATAATAATCAATTTTTAAAAGTTATTGAAATGGGTAACCCAATAAAAAATGATATATTGAAATATATTGAAGACTGGGTTATACAAAACAATACTTATTATATACTAATTAAAGGTAAACAAAATGAAAATTAATATAGGCGGCGGATTTAAACGATATGATGGATTTCTAAATTTAGATGCAGATCCATTAACAAATCCAGATTTTTTAGTTAGATTAGGCGAAGATACATTACCATTCGATGATAACACAATTGATGAAGTAAAAGCATATCATATTTTAGAACACATCGGACCTGGTTTTTTTCAATTAATGCAAGAAATATATCGAGTATGTAAAGATACTGCTATAATCGACATTCAAGTTCCTCATCACAGAAGTGAAGTATTTTATGGTGATCCTTCGCATATTAGATTTATTACAGTAGACAACATGCGGTTGTTTAGTAAAAAATATAACCAGTGGCATATCGGCCAATGGAATAGTTCTAGTGGATTTGGACTTCCATTAAACGTCGATTTTGAAATTATTGAATACGAGTTTATAGTAGATGATCATTGGAAACCTCGTTTTGCAAAAATGTCAGAAGATGAACGGAATGAAATTGCTCGTAATTTCAACAATGTATATGGTGAAACTCATATGAAATTGATGGTAATGAAAAATGCTTGAAGGGTTGATTAATTACTTAATAGCACATGGTGAAAAAGACCAAGCAATTGGTTTACTTAATACCATGGAAAAACATGCTTGGAAATTTGATGAGTATGATGACTTGGCTAAATGTTTTTTTAAACATAAAATATATGACAGAGCAATTGTGTGTTCAGAAAATGCATTAATCACTGCATATACAAATGAAAAAATGTGGACAGCTCGTGCGAATTTGATTAATGTATATAATCATGCTAATCAACCAGAATTAGCATTGAAGTATATTAAACAGGCAGAACAATCTATTCCAGATGATGTAGATACTAAATTAGAAAAAGCATATTCTTATTTTCTAATGAACGACAGGAATAATGCAGAAGCTATACTGCATGATGTGTTATTAAACACTAACAATTTATCAAAAGAATATGAAACTAAAATCAAGTTTAACCTTGGTACATATTATCTATATAGAGATGAATTTCAAAAAGGATTGCAATTATTTTTAAAAGAAGGTTCTAAATTAAACTATTGGCAAAAAGCAACACTACCATACAAGTATTGGGAAGGCGGAGTTCAGCCTGGAAAAACAATTGTATTATTTGCTGAAGCTGGAATAGGTGACGAAATCATTAATGTAAGATTCATGAAACATTTATCCGATTATGGTATGAATCCTATATGGTTAACTGAAAGAAAAGATCTTGCAGAAATTTTTAACAGAAATGGGTTTAAAACCGTTTCTAATGTGAAAGAACTACCTAAAGACGAGGATATTCTTTGGACATATCCAATGAATTTACCAACGACATTGAATTTAAACTATTCAAATTTATGGTACGGTCCATATCTAACTACATCTAATGAATATTCTGAAAAGTTTGAATTTATGAAATCAGATAAAATGAAAATTGGTATAAGATGGCAAGGCAATCCTGATTATGATAATGATTTACATAGATCAATACCATTAAAAGAAATTTATGAATCAGTAAAACATTTAGATGCAGAGTTTTATAGTTTACAACGTGATGTCGGATTAGAAGAAATAGATGATTTTCCAAACTTGATCCCTATGCATGAACATATGAAATCATATGAAGATACATTGGCTATTATTGATAACCTAGATTTAGTAATTACAAGTTGTACATCGGTGGCACATGCTTCAGCTGCGATGGGTAAGAATACATATATTATGATACCTATTTCAGCATATTATACGTGGTCGCATTCTATTGAACAATCACCATGGTATGGTGATAATGTAAAATTGTTCAGACAAGAAAAACCGAGGTCATGGAACGAACCATTAGAAAACATGCGTACATACTTAAAATGAAACGAATTTTAATAATGGGTTTACCAGGTTCTGGTAAAACTACACTGGCACACGAATTAACTAGCTTGTTATCACCCAATTGTTTATGGATTAATGCAGATGAAATTAGAGAACTATATAATGATTGGGATTTTAGTTTAGAAGGTAGAATTCGTCAAAGTATTAGGATGCGAGAGTTAGCAGATGCTTCTGAAAAAGAATATGTTATATGTGATTTCGTAGCACCTTTAGTAGAAATGAGAAATAATTTTAATGCAGATTATACTATATGGGTTGATACTATCACTGAAGGAAGATATAAAGATACGAATAAATTATTCGTATCTCCTGAAAAATATGATATTAGAGTTACTGAGCAGGATTCAGAAAAATGGGGATTGATAATTAATAATCTATTAAATTATCGATAATATCAATTATTGTTTGAATTTTATTTTGAATAATTTTATTACGCAGACTTAATTCCAATCCTTTATGAACTGGCTTTGGTAATAGTTTCAAATCGAACCAACCCCATGCAACATGTTCATCACTTAATGATGGTATAAATTCTGATTCTATAACACAGAAATAGGTATGAAAATTAAAAACACTATCATTGGAAACAAATTTTTCCAATGGTAAGGTTTTAATAATGTTCGGTAAAAATCCTATTTCTTCTTCAATTTCTCGTTGTAAGCCCTGCCATGGATTTTCATTGGCTAAATTTGTACCACCAACTAACCCCCAAGTACCGTGATGCTTTCCATTTGATTTTTGTATCAATAAAATACGATGTGTATTTTTAGCATATATTAATGCTCCACTGCAAATTATTTTATCTGTTAAAGTTCTAGTCGCCATTGGCCCTTCTTATATTCACCTTCGAATGACTTAACCCATGAAACACCATTCCATAAGTATTGTATCCCTGTGTATATATTAGTTTGCCATATCAGTGTATCTGATTCTTGTTCAGAATCAAATATAACATTCCATTTTGAACCATCCCATTCAATTATATCATTAGTATGTGCAACAAAATCATCCTCGGTAGTCGATTTCCATGCATCTGCACCATCATCATTAATAAAATTACCGATATCTTCTATTATAATAAGTCTCAATTTCAATGGAATATTATCATATCCATCGTATGTTTCTAATGGATTAAATGTCAATGGGTTTACTATTGCATCAATTTTACTTCTAGCAATAGATTGGTCAAATCCAATATCACCATCAATAAATCCATTAGAATCAATTAACGTATCTGGGTATAATGAATCTACATCCCAGTTAACACCTAAAATAGTATTATCCATTGGATCTAACGATATTGTTCCTACTAGTTGGTATCCAGATTGTTGGGTTAGAAATATTCTACTAGACCCAGCTACATATTGTCCAGGATATCTATCTAAAATATCTTTCCAATTAATTGGAGTTCCTTGTCTAATACCAATATCTAACGATGGTTCTCTTGGAACAACACTCTCTGACGGTCCTAGAAGTAAAACTTGGTTATTAAAAACTTGAATATTGTAATCCGTAATGGTGGTAATTTCAGTAGCTAATAAATCTGACATAGTTGTAGTCCCAGTATCAGCGGTATCCACCCCTAATCCATCAATATATCCAACTGGGCTAGTATCTGTAGAACCATATAAACTTGTAATAATTTTTGTAATAACACCTAAATGTTTAACTTTTACTGGAGGGCTTATCCATATTGGGGTATCCAACGTAATCGTTGCAATGTCAATAGGTGAATCATTGCCAACCGGTACTTGTCTACTACTCCATGAAATATCGTTGAGCGCCAACAATGTTAAACTAGTCCAATCTATATAATTATCAGTTGTTTGTAATTCTAGGTTAGGATTAAACAATACTAGTAGTTGCTCCATTAATTGAAGTTTCTGGTCAGTTGAAGCTGACCAGATATCAACTTTCATTGATAACTTAAATGGGGTTGGCATTACCCTTTCAACAGTGTAATTTCTACCTTGGGTGTTGGTATAAGAACCATTATTCATATCACGTTCTCTGATATGAACTTTGCCTATGTAGGTAGCATCAGCTAGTCGCTCTTTATCTAATGATAATCCAGAAATATAAACACTAATTCTTGGAACAGAATTGACTTTATTTTCTGAATTTTGTTTAATAATATTTGCTACTTGTCTGTCAGAATCCCCATATAATACTGGTACTCTATGTAAAGTACCATCGCCGTACTTGACGACGAAGTTGCTTAATACTCGTATTGTTTGTGTAAGATATCTTCTTATTTGAGCGTCATAAAAATGCTGCATTATAAATCCGCCTTTGGTTTAAGTGCTTTTGAAAGACTTTGACGTTGTGCTTCTCTTGAATTATATAAACCTATTTTCCATTGACCAGTTTCTGGTATTGGAACTGGTAAATTAAGAGTAAGATTGCCATTATTATCCTCAAGTAATAATGGATGTTCACTGACTACAAAATCTAATTCTAATGTATCTTTTTTCAACAATACATATAATCCAGTAGTATAATCAATATTAGTGTCAATAACATCTATTCCTTCAACCAACGAAATATAATCAGTAATAACTTCATCAAAATAGATGTATGAATTATTATTGATAAAACTAGTTTTTAAAGTTTGACGAGAATCATTATTAGTCATATTCATTCTAACAGCATCTTCTACTCTAATCCATTTATTAGTATCAAATCTAAATAATCTATTCGGCATAAAATCTATTCTTAAAAAGAAATCATTATGAGTAGCATTCGCTGGAAATTGAATTCCATGACCAAAATCATATCCATTTACAGGAAACCCATCCCCCATTAAATATCCAGAATATCCAGATCTAACGGGAACACCATTGGTGATTGTATTACCTGATGTTTCTAAAACTGGTTTCCCTGATTCTGGATCAACAGCCAATGTATAAAATTGTCTAGTTTCATATCCACTCATCGGCGCATCTGCTTCCGCTTGGTTTATGATATTATCATTAATTTCTAACTCTTTCATGTTAGTACTTAATAATTCACGTAGTGTTGTATCAGTAGGATCACCATTTGCATCTAATGCAGGTTTATTAAAAATATCAGCGAATTGCTGGCTATCAGTTACTTTTTTCAATTTTAGTTTATATAAATGTGGATACCAAGTTGCACTAAATCCATCACTTGCTCTACCTACATCTTCAATAACGTAATATCTTGGTAATGACATATCATAATCATTTAATGCAAAATCATCCCTCAAATGAGGAAGTTCAATTACATCACCTGTCAATGGTTTCCTTCCAAG